GCATGTGGAGTGTTTTCACCAGGAACAAACTATAGAGTAATCAAGTTTGTTCAAGGAGTAGCCGTAGGAGAAGCTGGTTGTATCACTAAAACGGGCTTAATTCTGTTTGATAATAGAGTTTTGGGTGATAGGAAAATAAAACTCTATGATGCTAACCTTGCCGAATTGGGAAATGATACAATCTTAGCATTTGCTGACATTCGACGAAATCAAACTACTGGTTGGTTTTGGGTGAATGTTAAAGAGAATGCTGCATTTTCCAAATTGTATAAGGTAGACCCAACTGTTCTACCACTTACTAAAACTTTAGTCGCAACAATTGCTGATGGAACAGGTAATCAACAGGGAATTGCGACTAATAATGCTGAAACTATTGCCTACTTTAGCCACAATGCATTTAATGATGGCATTAAACGTTGGGACTTAAGTCTTGATATTGCAATGTCAGATTTAGTTGCTGCTCCCAATGCAAATATGTTATTACTAGATATACTATGTTTGGAAGATGATAGCATCATAGCTGGATGGTCTTTCGATGATGGAAGTCCAGATACTTATGCTAATCCTAGACGTTATGATGCTGCTGGTATTCAGCTAAATGATTACGGTAACTATGTTAGCTATGAAAATGAATTTGGAATTGTTAGATTAGCATATGACCCAGATAGTCCTAATTCATTCTGGGTTAAGCTCCGTGAAATGGATAGTATTACTAAAGAGCCAACTGGAGATGCGATTTTCCATCGAATTAGAGTTAGCGATGGAGTAGTCCTTCAAACAGTTCGGCATATGGAATACAATGAGCGTAATTACATTGGACCCGCTGCAACCAGTTATCGTGGTGAAGCTGGATTGTGGAATTCATGTCCAATGGTAATTATGGCAATTGGTAATCCTGAAACTCTTGAAGGAGGTATTCTTTTCGGTAATCCCACGCTCAGACATGACGTATATCCAGACCAAGCAAGAAAGATTCCTAATCCAACGATTAGGACTGCATACATAGGTGATTGATGGCTAAAGGTGCTGCACTCTCAGAAGGTAGTTCTGGCGAGAATATACAGCATTTCTCTGCCATGAGGATTCGTGCTACAGGCACGGGAGATTTAGACCTAAAAGTCTATTCACTAGATGATGTGCGTAGTAAGACGCTGGTCCCACTACCGATAGCGAGTGCATCGCGTATTATTCCTACTCGTTTAGTGAATTTCATGGAGCAAAGAGCTTCTTTTGAAGTGAAACAGACTGAGATTGATGAATTCATGCGCGTCAATCGGATTGTCATTTTCATCAAGGAAGTCTTTACTTCATATCCAGGTTCGTAATGGCATTTCAGCGTCCAAAGAAGCAACCGAATTTTGCGACACTGAAATCTACGCTTGCTCAGACTAAGAACACTGAGCATCCACTATATCAGACCATTCAAATACTAATTGAACGGTTGATGCAGTTTCAGGGCATCACCGTAGAAGAATTAGGGGACGTAAATGCCAGTGTTAATAACGTTCTTAGTATTGTCAACAATCTTGCCGACAAAACAAGAACTTATATCACTGTTGCTGATGAAGTCCTCAATCTGCCTAATTCTGTTCAGCTTCTTGCTGGCCTTAATGTTACGTTTGACGATACTGTTCCTAATAAACGCACTATTAATGTCACTATTCCTGCTACTGCTGACCACGTTCCTATGGCAACAGGGGCAGAGCCATTAGAAATAATGTCAGATGGAGCTGGTAACGTGTTCCTAGTTGGATTTACAGGACCATGAGCGATACTACATATCAAACATTCCAGCATTATGGCACAGCGGCTCAACGTGCTGCATTTGTGCCTAATCCTGCTGCTGGAATACAGCCCATCTACATCTGGTATGAAACAGATACAGGTGACACGTATCTGTATGATACCGCATGGCATCTAATTTCCAGTAGCGGCGCGGCTGTTACTACGTTTCATCCGTTCTTGACGATGGGTGGATAATGCCTGACGTATATAAAGTTCTAGGACAGTCAAATCCCGCCGCAGCTACGTTAACGGATGCGTATACTGTCCCCGCATCTACAGAAGCCATTATAGCAGTATCACAATTGCTAATAGAAGTGCTACACCTACAGATTTCAGAATCAGTGTTGCCCCTGCTGGCGCGGCTGATTCAAATGAGCAGTATATTGCTCATACTGTAGCGATTGGCGCTAACGAGGCTATCGCATTGACTCTAGGTATTACGTTGGAAGCAACCGACGTAGTTAGAGTTTATGCGACATTGGCTACTCTCTCGTTCAACATCTTTGGCGTTGAGAAGAGCTAATGATAAGGCAATTTAAGAATTTCCTGTTCGGCGCTTTATCCGGTAATGCTACGGAGTATTACGACGGCACAGGACAATTCTCTACACCTGCTAGTAGTGGACAAATCTATAAGGTAGGTGTAACAATAGATGGTGGTGGTTCCGCGATTTCTACTGGAATCAAGGGCTATACGTCCATTCCCGTATCAGGAAATATCACCAAAGTTAGATTACTAGCTGACCAAAATGGCGGCGCAGTAATGGATATTTGGAAAGATGTTTTTGCCAATTATCCGCCTACTGTAGCTGATACAATTACGGCGGCTGCAAAACCTACTCTTGTAGCAGCAGACAGTTACGAAGATACTACTCTTACAGGATGGACAGTAGCAGTTACAGCTGGTGATGTGCTTGGTTTCAACGTAGATTCAGCATCAACGATTACTAGACTTACTCTGGAACTTGAGATTACTCCATAATGGCTCTTTCAGCATCAACAGTTTGGGAAGTTAGAACTACTGGTAATGACGGTAACGGTGGAGGTTTCGTTACTGGCTCCGGTGGAACTGACTTTTCACAACAAGACGCTGCTCAAGCTGTATTAACTGTAGCTTCAGTATTAGGACCGGCAGCTAACCAAGTTACTGTAGCTGGTGGTGACTATACTTGTGTCGCTGGTGACGTTGGTAATATTCTTCAAATAACTGGTGGAACTGCCACAGCAGGATTCTATCATATTACCGCTCGTGCCGGACAAGTTTGGACACTTGATAGGAATGCTGGTGCAATTGGTAATACCGTTGTTGGAGCTATGGGTGGTGGATTAGCGAGTCCTGCTGTAGCTGCTCCACCAATGGTTAATGGCAATATTCTGTTTATTAAGGCTGGCACCTACTCAATGTCAGTCAATACTAATAATGTTGCTAATGGTAAATGGAGTAAAAGTGCTCCCGTTCTAGTTATTGGTTATGATACCAATAGAGCATGGGGTAATGTAGATACTAAACCAATCTTACAAGCTACTGTTACGCTCACTACGATGTGGACTGGTAGTAGCAATTGGGTAAACAATATAGTATTTGATGTAAATAGTCAAGCATCTACTCGTTCTGTAAGTGGTGGTGCATATACTAGATGCGAATTTAATAATGGTAATTTAGCCAATGTTCAGACTTTGGCTACTCATTGCACTGCAACTGGTAATTCTGCAACTTCATTTACTGACGGAGCTGCCGGATTCTTTTACTGTGAAGCATTTGGAAATACAGCTACCGGATTTAGTTGTAGTAATGCTAGTTTGCACAGTTGCCTATCATACGACAATAGTGGAGCTACATCTGACGGATTTATTAATCCAAGTCTTACATCAGCTCACTTCTTCAATTGTATTGCATACAATAATGGTAGGGACGGATTTAGAAATACAACTGGCTCACTTGTTTCACGAATGATTCTCCAAAACTGTATTGCGGAGGATAATGCTGGAATCGGAATCAACGCAGCAAATACTCAGTATCCGTCTATTGCAATCAGATGTTCAGTTTTCAATAACGGAACTGATACTGCTGGTGGATTAACTGAAGTTGATACATTGACTCCAGGTGGTTCAGTATTTACAAATGCTGCTGCCGGAGATTTTTCTCTAAACAATACTGGTGGGGCCGGAGCTACATTAAGAGCTGCCGGATATATTGAATTTGACAGCAATGTATTTCCCGCTGGTTTAACTACTTCATATCTTGATGTTGGTGTAGCACAACATCAGGATACAGGTGGTGGAGGCGGTGGAGAGCATTCCGCTGTATTCTGATGAATGGACCGTCAAAACATCTTTCGTGGAAAGAAGTAGCCTGTAACGATGGAACACCTTATCCACGAAAATTCATTGATGATGGACGAGTGTTCAAATTGGCCGATGCATTTGAACAGATTCGTTCATTATGTGGAGACCATCCAATTCAGGTTCTATCCGCGTATAGAACTCCTACTTGGAATAGAAAAGTTGGTGGAGCACCAAAAAGTCAGCATGTTGAGGGTCGTGCATTAGACCTCAAACCACCTAAACATTTAACTGTGAAACAGTTTTACGACCTAATCCATGCAAATCACAAGGATTTTGGGATTACTGGAATGGGTCGATACAAGACATTCGTTCACATTGATATCCGTCCTACAACTAATTTAGTTGCATGGTCTGGAACAGGATTAAAGGAGTCAAGGGCATGAAAAGGGCACTTTCACTAGCAATTATCATTAGCTTGTTCGTGGCGTGTGCGCCGAAGAATCTACCACCAGAGTTGAAGCCTGCTTATACTGCGAATGAAATTCTTATTCGCATACAAGAGCTTCAAAAAACTACGATTGGTCTTTACGATGCCACGCCACGGGCAATTTCAAAGGAGCGCGCAGACTTAATTGTAAAGTTTACAATTGTTGCCGCTGAAGCAACACAAAAGTCATTGCAGGGTTGGCAGCAAACTATTAAATCTGCATGGGCACAGCTTAATCAACAGTTACTTGTTCCAGATAAAGGATTAGAAACTCTCTGGAATCTTGTAGATGCCATGATTGGAGCACTGTAATGTGGGAAATTCTCATAGCAGAAATTCTCAAAAATATCATTGTTCCTGAACTCGTGGAATTCACCAAAAAGAAATTTCAAGAAACAGGAACATGGCCTACTAAGGAGGAACTTGAAGCCTTGGTAGATAAAAGAGCACTTGAAATTAAGACAGTTGGTCTTGATTTTCTTAGTAGACCCAAGGATGAAAATCCGAAGCCTTGAACCATCTGATTTAGAGTTATTAAAGAAGATACATGAGAAGCACTTTGGCGAAGAATTTGTGCTTCCTGATTTTCTTCGTAACTATCTATGCGCGTTCACTGTGGAAGATGATGAAGGAATACTAACGATTGGTGGTGTTCGTCCCATAGCCGAGTGCGTAACAGTAACAAATAAGGACAGAACACCATCAGATAGATTAGATGCGTTATATCGTGTATTAGACGCATCAATATTCGTAGCTCAGAAGCATGATTACGACCAACTTCATGCTTTTGTCCAAGACAAGCGTTGGTCCAACCGATTACACAGAAATGGTTTTCGGCCAACCAAAGGCCAATCATTAGTTTTGGACATCTGAGGGCAACATGGCAAAAGGTGATGATGCTCGTGTAAGGGACCAAGGTCAGTATCAGCAAAACCGATACGAGAACCAGCAAGGTCCAATGGTTAATGCGTTCGCGCATAACTATGGACGTGGCTCTGAAGCTAACTATGGTGATTATACCGATATCATGAATCGGTATCGCACTATTGCTGGTGGTGGAGCAGGTGGTAGTGGAGGCGGTGGAGGTGGTGGGGGTGGATATACCCCATTCATGGTAAGTCCTGGACGTGCAGGATACTCTGACCCCTTCAAATCCTATGCTGGCTACGAAGAATTTTCTAAGACAGGTGGCTACAGCAAAGAGGATATGGCGAATATGCGCGCTCGCGGCGTATCGCCTATCAGAGCCGCTTATGCCAATGCAGAACGTGAAGTTGGTAGACAGCGAGCATTGCAAGGTGGCTATAGTCCAAATGCTACAGCCTCACTAGTTAAGATGGCTCGTGAACGCTCACAAGCTGGTGCTGATGCATTGCAGAATGTAGAAGCAGGGCTTGCAGAAGCACGTAATAAGGGTCGTCTTGCTGGTCTTGGTGGAATGTCTAATATCGAGGGTCAGCGTCTTAATGCTGATGTTGATATTAGCAAATTCAATACAGGACTAGATTTTCAAGGTCAAACTTATAACGCTGATGCACAATCGCGTGCTCAGGCAGCTAATAATGCTGCTGGTGCCGCTAGTGCTGCCGCGAGTAGAGCTGACCAATTTCGTGCATTGCAGGGCATGACTGCATTGTATGGAACTAATCCTGGAATGTCAGAAACATTCGGTAATCAGCTTCTACAGGGTGTAGGCCAAGGTGGTAATTTCGGTCTTGGTATGATGGGTCGTAACATTGAAGGTGCCCAACTACCTGGACAATGGGATTACTTCACACAGCGAGCAGGTGATGTAGCTAACATGGCTTATCCTTGGTTGGATTACTTTGACGGTCAAGATGAAGGGGGTGGCTAATGGCATTCCCTATCCGTCAATACAACATCATGGATAATATCGGTGCTGTTGGCGATGCACGTATGGCCGGTGGCTACGATGATTATGAGGATTTTGGAGTAGGTCCAGTTCAGCCTAGTCCTACATATCCTACAATGGGTGCAATTTCGCGTATTGGTCAAACACCTCCAATGGTAGACCATGCAGCACCACAAGACCCTAATATCGCTCAGTTAATGCAGCAGTTTTATACTCCTGAAACTGAAGCAACTGATGCATTTAATCAGCTTGTTAGAAACGCACCACAGCGTAACAAGCCCGGTATTGCACGTCGTTTAGCTGCTTCTGCTGGAGCATTAGGAGCACCTAAAGGTAAAGGATTAGAAACTGCTGAACAGTTCATGTATGCCCCATTCATGCGTAATACGCAGGATTGGATGGCAAAGATGGACCCGAACTACAAAGCTGCTTCTCTCGAAAACACTCGTAATGCCAATGAACGCCAGCTTGCTGGTAACATGGCACAGTATACGATGGCCGAGAGAAAACAGACCGAAACTGAACGTAAGAATAGGTCTGAAGAAGAAATTCGTCGTAAGCGTGCAGAGGTATACGATTTCAAAGCGCGTAATCCAAATATGCGTTTTGATTTTAGTGGTCCTACTGTTAAAGCTGCTGACCCCCTCACAGGTAAGGTATACGATACTGGACTTGCTACAGGTTCCATGACTGATATGGACCGTATCAATCTACAAGGTGAATGGGGAGTAGCTAGAGCTAGAGAAGCTGGCGGTCAAGCACGAGAAACAGAACGTGTAAGACAAGAAGGTAGGGAATCACTAGCAGATAAACGTGGATGGCAGGTTGTTCAATCTTCTGATGGACAAGCGTGGGCTGTTAATCCACAAACAAGACAATTGGAACCAATTCAACCACCTTTAGGAGTTACTCCACCACAAGGTCCATTAACTAGACCTGGAACACCTCCTAGACCTAGTGGTGCAGGTGGCAGTGGTGGTAATGAAGCACTGAATGTTCAACGTCAACGCTTCAATACAGCTAAGCAGTTAGCTGATACAATTCCAGGTGCGAACAAGTGGATTAAATTCACTAGTCCCACTACGTTTAGAATTGAACAACCGGGTAGATTTACCAGTGAAGCTGATAAAAAACTCTATCAAGATATCACTAGTAAAATCTATGGTTCCGGTAACAGTTCTGCTGGTGGTCCCGGAACTGGTAGAGGGGGTGGCCCCGGACGTAGTAATTTACCACCTAATCAACAGAAAACTCCAGTAAAGAAGGAGTATAGTCAGAGTAGGAATCAAACACGCATTACCTATTCTGATGGAACTACCCAGATTGTTAATGGGAGACAGTAATGGCGCAGAAGATACAACCCATTGACGATTGGCAACCAGTAGATGATTGGCAGGAAATAGACGATTGGGAAGATGCAACTCCTAATCGTGGTTTCCTACAAGCATGGGATGAGGCATGGTTTAACCAACCTCTTTCTAATAAAATCAAGGTCAATGATACTCAAATCTTTGACCCTCAGTATGCAGCCAATTTCTACGATGACCCTGCTAAACGAACTGAAGACCAGTGGAAAATACCTGATTGGGTGCCAATTGCAGGTGGTGGAACATGGCGCTCATTAGGTGCTGGTATGTTGGAGGGTGGTGGTAACGTTGTAGCCGGACTTACTACACCTCTAAACATAGCTACTGCTGGCACTACTAGTGTAGCTAATAGGGCTGCAAAAACAGCTAGAACTCTACCTGCTTTAACTGAAGCTGCATATACTACTGCACCTAAAGTAGCTGCTACTGCACGTAGGGCTACACAGGCTCTAGGTGCGCCTATGATAGCTTCGGGTGCAGCTAGAGTAAATCGTGGTTTAGAAGGTGGTGCAGACTACGAAGGTGATACTGATTGGGCTGATATTGCATTTGGTGTAGCTGAAGCTGCTGGCGGTGGTGCTGCTGCATTAATGCCAAAGAACTTTCCTAATGCACAGCCACGTCTACAGCAGATTGCTGATGCACGCACTCAGCCAATGGGTGATTTACCACTAAATGCACCTCATCCTGGCACATTAGATGCTGCACCATCAGGACCACTACCTACTAGAGTTACACTCAAACAGCCCACTCCTGCGGTTGTTGCAGACCTACGTAATAAAGGCTACGTATCAGGTGGTGTAGACGAGAACGGCTATCCCGTAATGATACGTAAGGACGTTCTGGATAAGATTGAAGCTCCACCAGTTAAACGCCCTGAACCAGAATCTTCGTCAATTTTTGGTGACAATGAAATCATATTTGACGAAGAAATAGCTGTCAAAAATCCAAGTGCTGCATTTATCAAGAGAATGCAGGACCAAGGATTTGCACTCGATGAAATTGAAGGTGATACAGTCATCTTCAGACAGCCTAGAGAACAGGAAATGCGTGTTCCGGCAGAAGGTAGTGGCGGTAGTTTAGTCGAAAGGATGAAAAGAAGCGAAGAACTACTAAGAAATCCACGGGAAGCATTCATGCAACAAATGTTTCCTGAAGAACAATCTACAGTTCAACCTGAACAGCCTACATTTCCTGAAATAATGAGGGAACCTGGTAGAAGTGAATTTTCACCTGATTTGATGCAAATTGATGAACCTGTAGGTGGTGGATATTCACCTAAATTTGTGCCTCGTAGGGGTGCATTAGAAAACATTGGCAACGCAGAGGAAATGCGCGTTCCTAATGTCAATGAAGGTAAAGGTGGATTAAGTAACGTTGCAATGGGCGGTGCAAGTCCGCGTGTTCTGGATGTATTGGGTAGTTCTTTGTATTCGCGTGACCGTCCTACGGTTATCGCTAAGGAACTCCTACAAAATGCATTTGATGAACATCGTATTGCAGGTGTCCAAGACCCTGTTAGAGTGCTTGTTCGTCACCAAGTTAAGAATCCTATAACTGGTGAAGATGCTAAAGCCATGACTATCCGTGATAGGGGTAGAGGCTTGCCACCTGACCAGATTTATACAGTTCTTACTGACGTAGGTGAAACTGGTAAAGCAGGTATTGAGGGTGCATCAGGTGGATTTGGCTTTGCTAAAGCTGCTCCATTTTTAGGAGGTAAATACGCTCGCGTAGTTTCAGTAGTTGATATGCCTGATGGTCAGCGTATGCGATATACGTTTGAAGGCAATCCTGCTGAATTAAAGAATCAAGCTCGTGGTGTAGCACTTAACGAAGAGGCAGTTGGACCTAATGTTCCTACAGGTCTTGAAGTAACTACCTACTTCGATAAGGAAAGCACATCATTCTACGATGCAACTCGATTCGTCAAGAATATGACGGAACGTTCCCCGTCTATTACTTCTGACGTATTGATGCACGAAGATTATGGTGGTTACAAAAGTAATCACGAAGATATGTTACGTAGTTGGTTGGATGAAAATCCAAATCAATTACCTGAGGAAGCATATAATGTTACGGCTGATAGATTTACCCGAGAAGAAGTTCCGCCGTTACAGGATACTATTGATACTCCTGGTGCGAAGATTAATATTCACTACGCTGAACCTGAAAGGGGTTATCAGGCTAATCAAAGCCCGATTCACATGCTCAATAAAGGGCTGTATCAGGCTAGTGATAGTGCGTATTATGGTAACGAACCAGTTTCTAACGTGCCCCGTTCTATTGTTGCAGACATTATTGCAACAGTTGAAGAAGGACACGCGGACTATCCATTTACGGCCAATCGTGAACAGTTAAACACGAAGGTTAATCAGGCTATCAGTAAATGGGTAGACGAGAACATTACCTCTGGTGCTCAGAAGAAGCGCCTCAAAGAACTACAACGTAAATACGATTCAATTACTGCTATTGACGTAGAGACTCCTGTTAGCGGTCCACGTCAGATTCATATTTTGGATGATGGTAATAGACTTGCTCCTGAAGAAATTCAAATGATTCAGGAATCACAGTCTTTTAACAGCATTCTAACTACACTGGATGATGTTAACAAGGCTATTCTAGGTGTTGCTGATACACTTGGTTGGAGCCTAACACCATCTGGTAGATTAAAGAAATTCGGATTATTGATTCAGGCTCCCGACCAGCGTGGAACTACGCTTGGTATTCACATTCCACGTCCTGATGACCTAAATGATTCAGCTATTCTCATTAATCTGTTTGAACATTTGAAACGGGTAATGGGTTCACCTGAACCATTAGACGGTCTATCAACTGGGCTGCTTACTACTATCACCCATGAACAAGCGCACATTCCGGGTGGTGGTCACGATACTGGATTTGCGTATCGACATGCTCAATTGATGGAAGCATTGGGCAGACGTAAAACCAACGAATTGCTAGATACTCTAGCGGAGGTATTTGACGATGGAGCCGGAGGAATTAATCCCGAGTTATCAGAGTTTCTATCAATCTATGATGAGTCAAGGCTTAGAGAACCGAGCGGCGATGATGCTATCCTCGCAACTGGAGTCCATAGCCGAAGACCCACGAATAGAACCGGAGGAAAAGAAGGTAATGCTGAACGCGCTGACGCAAGTAGGGATGAACCTTCGACTCTTAGGGAACTCTACGAACTCCCCAGAGGTCTAACTACTACTGCTGACTTGTCATTTGGATTTAGACAAGGATTACCCCTAATCACTACTAAACAGTGGTGGACTTCATGGGGTGAAGCAATAAAAGCATTGGGTTCAGATGGCGCATACCGTGAGGTAATGGCTAAGATTGAAGCTGACCCAATCATGCAGCGCCGAGTAGACTTAACTACTGGCAAAGTTAAGAAGTCATTCGCGCAAGAAGCAGGTTTAGCTATTACTGACCTTAGTAAGAAGCTAAATAATCGTGAAGAATCTCAGCGTTCTACACTTGCTGAGAGACTACCAGCAGGTATAGGTAGGGTAGTTAAGGCTAGTAATCGTGCCTATAACGCCTATCTAAACCAACTACGATTTGAAACATTCAAGTCACTTCTCGACGATGCGCGTGCAATGTCAGTAGAAGGAGCTGCTCAGGGTGAAATACAACATCCTGGTGTAAGTGGTTGGTTTGGCAATAAGATGAAAACTGATGCGGCAAAAGCAGCAGAACTTAATCCTTATAGGAATATGGTTCTTGCTAAGCAAATTGCTGACTTCGTGAATACGGGCACAGGACGTGGCCCGCTACGTATGGACTTACCTACCATCGAAAAAGGTAAGTTCACAATGAAAGAGCGTTCGCTCGAACAGAACGCTGAACTACTTACAAATCTACTGTTTTCACCCAGACTATTTGCATCTCGTGTGCGTATGCTTAATCCTGGCACATATGTAATGGCAGACCCCTTCGTGCGTAAACAATACGTCAAGGCTCTGCTTGCTACAGCCGGTGCATGGGGAAGCATTAGTAGCATTGCTGCGATGGCTGGTGCTGATGTATCATTAGACCCAAATAGTTCTGACTTTGGTAAAATCAAAATTGGTAATACGCGGCTGGACCCTGCTGGTGGATTCCAACAGTTCCTTGTTACTGCGAGTAGATTCCTGAGTGGTGAATACACTTCATCATCTACTCAGCAAGAATCAGAACTAGGACAGGGATTCCGTGCAGAAACTAGAAAGGACGTAATAGAAAGATTTGGTGTGAATAAGCTACATCCAGTAGCTAGATTCGCGTATGACCTAATGTTTGCATCCAAGTATCAGCCGGTTAACATTGGCGATAGAATCGTCCAGATGTTTATTCCGCTGATTATTCAGGATGTAATTGAACTAGCTCAGGAAGACCCAACCCTGCTCCCACTTGTAGGTTTAGTAGGAGCAGGTATGGGAACTCAAACTTACTCGCAGGGTGAAGTAGAAGGTAAACTCGTTCCACCTGATAAAGATTGGATTTGGACAGGTGGCACACCACGTAGAGCTTGGGATGCTCTTATTGGTAATGAGAGTGACTTCTAAACTCCACCATCTACACGAGTAACTTCGGCTGCGCGTGGTCCTTTGGGTGAAGGGACGATAGTAAAAGTAACATCTACTTTACGTCCCTTCATCATATCTTCAGCTAAGTCCTCAAAGAATCCATTGAGGTCGTCCTTGTGGAAGAAGTATTCCTTACCATCTTCCCCCTCGATGAATCCAAACCTACGTTCCAGAACGAGTTTAATTACCTTACCCTTCATACGGCCCCCCTTCGTTATAGTCGGCTGGTCTAAGAGTAGTTTTTCGTAATCGAAATTTGCAAAACACACAGTATTTGCACCTTCCAAACATCGTTGTTCCGCACTCAACACACTTCCAGTTAGGCACATTTAGATACCAGTCATACCACCGCTGAGGCTTGATGTTACCAGTAGGAGTAGATACCGTTTCTACTCGTTCCTCGTATTCATCAGGTGGTGGTATTATTGGCATTCTGTATTGCTACCCAATTGGGCATTGCACTTACGACAGAATGTTCCATTCATATACCATTGCCAATCATGCAATTTATTCCTATAATAATCTGTTTGCATCCAGTGGAACATGCACATCCATCGTTTGAACCATTCGCGCTGTTCTTCACCTTCCTCACGGTTCTTTACAACACAAGTGCATTCACTCATTTGTTTTTCCCCGCGAATAGACGTTTATATTCCTCGACGACCACTTCAGGCATGATGTAGATAATCTGATTACCTACGCTTTCTATCTTAATCATACCTGCTTGGTCAAACGACATCATAATTTCATCAAATTCAGTAGCATCCTTGTAATGTGCCCACATCTTCTTGAGCAGCATGGTTCTACTGATTTGGTGCGTATCCCTACCCAATATCTCCTTGATGATTAATCCCTTAATTAGTTTGGCATCAGATAACCCCTTCTTACCGTGGGTCATCTCACGCACATTACCAATTAGTTTCTCACAATGAGATATAGCAAGTTGCATTGATTCCTCGTCTATATATAGTTCAGGTGAACGTGATAAGGCGAGGAGCATAGCGACTTTAAGCACCGAATCTCCGAATCTATTAAGAGTGCCCGTATCATCGCGGATTTCTTGGACCGTAATGATGTCAATGAAATCTTCATACCACTTCTGGTAAAGTAATCCAGCCGGTGAATAGTAACTAATTTCATCTGACTCTCGGGACTTGTATTCAATGGTGCATTCTTCTGTTGGTTCCCTTGACGCGAGAGGTCTAAAGGGACCACGAAGTTTTGCGAGGTCTTTGAGATACTCTGATGATTCCTTGTAATTTGGTGGATTAGTGAGTGGGACAAGTAATGAGTTAGCACGGTTTCTCTTATGCTCGGCAACGATAAAAGTTCGTGCAAAGTATCCACCATGTATGTCCTTCTTTCCAAAAAAATCTGTTGAGTGAGCTTCATTGGTCGCAGTTAACATGGTGATAGTTGGGTCTTTCAAATTGAAAGATTCCATTTTGAGTAGACTTCGCCACTCACCAATGTTATACTGGCGGTCATAAAGGTCTGTGAGAATATCCGTTGCTACCTTATCCTCAACGATTGAACTAGTCAATTCGGAAGAACAGATAAATGCAACAGACTTCATTATAGGCTTACCCTTACCGCCCTCTACTGTAGTAGCTGTGCCTAATTCTTTTAGGATACCCTGAATAGATGAACGCCCAGATATAATCTTAGTGCCCCCAACAGCGCGCACCAATTGCTTAGCCATGCTGATAGGTGGACCTTTTTTAAGTCCTGATTCAGCATGGAACATAACATAGATGTTAGGGTAAAGATTATATATCTGTCGGTCCAGCCATACGTTATCCTGAAGCACCGCCGAAATAGCAGCTAATCCACCCCAGAACCAGAATGCTGTTGGAGACTCTAGTTCTGAGTGTTGACTCAGAAGTTTCTCCAACCACGTCATTCAGTTTTCCATTCATTCCTTGGAAATCCTACACGAATTCTTGTAATGTGTTGTTCTTCACAAACATACACATCACACGCATCTTGTGCCCCTGCTCTTGTAGCCTTCTTACTACAAGTAGGACATACTATGTATTCTGGAGCTTTAGAAGGGGATGTCATCGTCTGGTGCCCTCATCTTTAATCTTTCTTCGTCAAGTATCCTATTATGGACACTACCTATTAACACCATGAACTGAGCTAAAAGGGACACCAGATTATCTGCCATGATTATATCCACGGCAGTTACTCCGAATTGTTCCGAATCTTCCTTATAACTCAGTTTTAATTCAAAGTGTCTCATCATTGGTCCTGCTTCCTCTCCCATGCATTGTAAATGATTTCGTCCAACTTTGAATCAGGTGGCACGATATCATCTGCAAGGAATTGTTCAGTAACAGATTTAGGTGGCATTGGCGGAAGTTCTATTTTCTGACCTTCCGGCACTTTAATTTCAGGTGCATTGAACTTTTTCAAGTCCTTATAGTTTTCACCAATTTCAATATCACACGGTATCTTTAGACTCCTTCTGGGGAGGGAACAACACGTAAAGTTAATTGGTCGTTCCATTTCCTGTCTGGCAATGGGCACAAAGTCTTGCAAATATTCTCTTCTGATGCTAAAAACAAGAGCGTCATGAGCTTCAAGAATGATTTTGCATTCTCTGAATCTCTTCTTAATTCGTATACCAGCTGCCTTGGTATTATCAGTAACAGCTCGTTGGGGGAGATAGGCCATTGCCTCTCTGAATAACTCATCTCCCCATCTTTCATAGAATATACGAACACCACCTCGCTCTGCATCGACTCCCCAAGGCAAAGGTGCATATAGCATTCTCCTATTTTCTTTAAGAGCTTCAATTACACCCGCGTGGAAGACCTTCTGAATCTTAGGTTGTTTGGCGTGGAAGATTTTTAGCGCACGTTCTGCAATGGCTTCAGTGATAGTGATGGGGATTTTATATTTCCGAGCTTGAGTATTAAGTTCGGTAGCTGCTCTACGTTTTCCTGCACCAAGATGACCAGCGTGTCGTAGCGTTTTTCCTGCAAATCTAATTGGTGATTCGTATCCCAATATCTTTTTAGAATAATCAGATTCGCTACCACCGAAAAACCAAGAAGCAGTGAGAGCGTGATAATCATGTTCATCTATGTCCTTTAATGCTTGCTCATCAGTTGCTAAATTAAAGACGACTCTTGCTTCAGCTTGTGAGCTATCAAGCTGGACAAAGATTTCGTCTTCATCTGGCTCATACATACCACGAACATCTGCACCAATATCACCATGCTTGGTGAATACCTGAAATGCAGTGCCCATTACTTTCATGTCATTCTTACGACCCTTACCTACCAAGTCTATTTTAGGTCTAATTGGTGGGTCTTGCTGACCTGTAGCAGTTCTACCTGTTTCTAGGCACAGATAACAGGTAGTTCTCATCTTACCATCGAAGTCAGGAATCGCCATCAAGTAGGTGCTAATCGTTTTCTTTACACGTCTTCTCTCTAAGCATTTCTCAATCCATTGGCGCATACTTTCATTCTTCACGCCATTCTGTAAATTGAGTAATGCAGTTAATTCTTCTTCTCCGGTGCCTGGACGACGTGGTAACTTCCAGTGATTAAAAAGTAATTCGTAGACTTGTCCAGTCGGCCCATTGGAATTAACGTTAACGTCAATACCAGCGAGATGGAACATCTCGTATCCCAATCGTTCGTCCCATTCAATATACTTACGAATGAGTTCATCGCGTTTGGTATGGTTAACCCTAAATCCATTGTTTTCAATCTCCAGATAGAAGTCTGGAAGTGTCATTAAGAAGTTCTCATAAAACTTCCTAACACCTAATTCATCGAGGTCCGCATCCATCGCTTCGTCAATTTCATAAGTGACACAAGCGTCACGTCCGCACCCAGAGAGCAAATCAGACACGTCCCCTTCATACATACCCTCATCTTTATAGAAGGGTTCCCGCGTATATATGCTTGTATTAAACGCCAAACCCTTGGGGAGTTCGGGGTTAATTGCGAATGCTTTAAGCATAGTATCGCTATAGATTCGTCTAATAGCGAATCCAAGGCGTCTAATTTTATCTCGGTCATAGTTGAAATTCTGTCCAATTATGTCCTTTTCCCAAAGGACTTGTGCAAGCAACATCCAGCACGATACTAAGTCCGCATCAGGTATAGAGGATAGACCATCTCTATTCCACAATGGAACTACCATCGAGTGATGTTTGTTGAATGCGAGGCCGATACAGATTGGTAGACAATGACCACCGGCTTCAATGTCTACAGCCATCTTACGATGACCTTTATATCGTTCTAGGTAGGAATACAACTCTCCAGAATTACGACATATCTGGATGTTACGTTGTGGTAATTCGATTAGAGGGCTTCTACCTTCTTCCCATGCCCTCTTAAAATCGAATATCATTACCTGACGGTTCCAATACCCCTTGATTTCTCCGCCTGTAGTCGCATGAAGTAAGTGCGCCGGATGGTATGAAGGAACAAATTTGTGTCCCATCCCACGCATAATACTACCACGGTGCCGCGAAATTTTAGACTTACCTGATAGTGCCCATAGTGCTGTTCCACCAAGCGCGAGAATACAATTCGGTCGTATCGAATTGATTTCCGTATGTAATTCTTCAAGCTGCACCTTCATATCAATGCCCGCACGTTCAGCGCGCACATTGAATGGAAGTTTCTTACGACCAGGTAGGTCTGGTGGAACCTCGTATTTACAAGCATTGGTAATCCAACACTCGTGACGAGGTATACCAGCATCCTTTAATAGACGGTCCAATTCTCTACCCGATGGACCTACGAATGGTTTACCTGCTGCGGTTTCCTCATAGGATGGAGCCTCACCAAGTATCATAAACTTAGCGCCAATTGGCCCCATCCCAGGAACGTATTTCTTTTCACTCATTTTCGATAGCTTCGAGGATGGAATACGCCATGTTAATCAATTCGATAGCAGTAAGATTCGGAAACCTTTTCTTCAGAATCTCTGCTATACGTTTGACTTTTTCATTTTGTGCGATTGGCATATATCTTCTCCAATATTTCTTGTTGACGTGGTGAAAGACTACCCTTACGGTTGAACTGTTCCTTCACCGACTCAACAAAATTTTCTTCCCATTCAGTTAAATCATCACCATATATGTCCAATTGCTCGAACATATGATTGATGAAATCATGGAGTTCCTGCGGTGTCACATTTCACCTCACTAATGAACGTCTTCGAGCAACAGACGCACAAGTATCTGTATACCACCGGATATACGTAGTTCAATATCGTCAGTAGTTCAAATAGTCGTGGGTCGTCATTCGTGCAATGTGGGCACTTCATCTTTCTTCTCCTGCTCTAAGACTTTAATCTGGATTGCACGCCAACCCTTACCAGGAATTTGCACAGGTATAAACTCGCACGGCATACCTGTCTTCAATTCCTTAAAGCCTAGCGTATCCTGTCGTAAAGCAGTCCAATGAAAAAAGATGCGTGTAAATTCAATTTCTTTGGATGAGATGAATCCCCATCCCTTTGCGTGAACCTTGATTATTCTTCCAAGAACTCTCTTGGATTCATTATCCATTGTAATTCTCACAGGCTAAAGGCGGGGGTGGATACGGTTTGCTCTACTATGAGAGTATGTATCCACCCCCTATCATTAAATAGCTTTCAAAGGCATCGACTTATGCCAATGTAGACCGAATCACAACATCGGGCATCAGCAATTTCCGAACATTCCCTCTATAACTATCTAATGAGTCTTGTTACTTGGACTCTGATGGAGTATCGTCTTCCTCGTAGTCCTCGCCTGCTTCTTCTTCTTCATCCTGAGTTTCTTCGTCCTCAGTCTGAATATCGTCAGATTCCACAGGCTCGGTTACATCGTCTTTCTTCACATCATTGGGGGACATTTATGTCTCCTAGTTGGACCTTATTAATTACCCGGTGTAGCAGTAAGGTCAAACCTACTACACCGGGCCTTACTAGTTTCGGATGCTTACGCCGTTCGCAGAGCGCGATACTTGTGGTTCACACGGTTGACCATGCGACCCTGGTATGTATCGTTTTCCACGAACACTTCGAGTTGCTTCCCTGCGGCATTCGCAAGGTCAAAACGAGCACCCGATTTTACATCCACGCCGAACGCCGTCAGGAATCCAACCGCAAAGCCAATCGCCTTGCTGTTGAAATTCCAGTCAATCGGAACACCCTTGAACTCCTCGTTGCCATTGTCAGCATTCTTGACAATGACGCCTTCCACGGGGTAATTGGTAGAACCACCATCTTTCGACGGTGCCTCACCAACGCTTTCGATGTGCATGACATACCATGCAGGCTCTACGACTTTACCGCGAAGAAGGTCTTTGTCGCTAAACTGGACTACTGGCATTGCTTTTCTCCTGTGTTGTTGTTGTTGGCTACTACGTCTACGTGGTTGTCGTATCTTCGATTTGTTGCCTTACTGCTGCGTCTTTTGCTTCAAGCAATTTACGCAACATGACAGTCCTTTCAGGACCAGGATGCAACCGCCCACACATATCATGTGCAAGCTGTGAGAACTGTGATGAGATAGTTCGCATTGGTTCTTTCAAATGCTCGAATACGAACCATCTAAGCATTCTTTCTTCTGGCATCACAGTCCTACCTTGCGTAAGGTATCCATGACCTTTTCTGCACCAGGATTTTCGTCCAATGCAGTAAGAGCATCGTCTATCTCACGCACTTTTTGCTGGAATGCTTTTCTCATATCCAGCAATTGTTCACGCTTTGTTTGTGGCCTTGACAATGAATTTAGGCCACCATAAGCAGCCTTTTCCATTGCCTGTGTAGGCCCATCGTAATCCATACACCTCCTAGAACTTCTGTGTTGGTCCAGGCATCTGATTCATCTTCGCAATAGCTGGTTTAATCCAAGTATCGTAAAGAGGTTTGTCACCAAAGACAATCTCTTTATCCATACCTAGAGCGGTGCGTGCGAAGTCGTCACCTGTATGTTCTGTTAATAGACTATAGTCACCTCCTTGTCCTTCTTGAAAGCCCTTCTTAATGTTGAAATGATAGACTTCCCCACAGTAGGCAGGAATTTTTGGGGCTACTTTCTTACCTGCTGTCACAATTTGGCGGGAAATGTGTGTGACATTCTGAGTAGTGGAACGATACTCAGCTTGAACTACGTGAGCAATGAGGATAACATTAACTTTGTGGAATGCGTTAATGTCTTTGGTGAGAGCTATCAGTTCTTGAAGGGCTGCTGATTCCGCGTTGTAATCTTCAATCTCATTTACTGCAATACCAGCAATGAGCTTTCCTGCTTGTGCCCCTGAAGCGCGTGTAACTCCATACTTCATCTTGACTGTTTGACGCAATGTCATATCAGCCATTGATGTAATAGAGTCAAACACTAACGTCTTGAATGGGCATTCTACTTGAAACTTTTCCAGCTTTTGTTTTGGCTTAGTCCAGTCCTCGTAATCGTCGAACTGAATAACCTTCGGGTCTATCCCCCATTTCTTCATGGGTAAATAGATACCGTTCATCTTTCTATCCCAACTAAACCAGTATTGTGGTGTTGGAAATGAAAGAGCCTGCGTTGATTTGCGTGTTCCAGGTTCACCCTTGAACAAACAATACAACGAATCGAAATTGACCTGCTCCATGTTAGGCATTATTTAACCACCAATACCTCGTTACAGCGTTCACCGTTCCGTGCTTGGAATGGGCGCACAGTTAAATCTACCTGCCTATCTTCCAATGGAGCCTGTATTAAACCAAGCCCGCAGATACGAAGTGGTGTTGGACAGTATCCTTGCTTCTGTGCATCAGCATTCGAATGAAAGTAAATTACACCACGTTCATGGTCAATTTGTAGTTCTCCCATTATTAGGGTTGTGCTTTTCATTTTCCACCATCCGTTCACTATGTCCCCTATCTTCATGCACAGCCTCAAAGAGACACGTAGGTAGAAATCCTACGTCACCGTTGCCAGCAAGTAGGAAACATTCTACATGCTTCATCTTTCCAGTATAGCCATCGACCATAACCATATCACGGTCATAGCCCATGACTTCATATTCTGTTCCTAATGGAACATCAGTATCTATGACAAACCATCCCTCATCGTCGGGGAAGGAGTGCCTTATTAGTTTTACTTTCACTACAGTTTCTCTACAACGATGGGCATTTCCTTACGACGAACAACAGCTACAATCTTGACGATGATTACACCATCGCGTGTAGGCTGGTCCTCCAATTGCATCCGTGCATTACGCACGGCTTCTTCCATCGTCGCATGAGTGTGAGTATCATTTGTGCCATTCATGATGGCGCGTGCGATATGCTCAGCACCAGTGTAGAACTTCTTGATGTTCTTCTTATTAAGTGTGATAGTCTTCATAGTTTACTCCATTTGTCCAATTACTTGTTGGACTTTATCCTTGATTTGTTGAACTTCCCAATTAATGGAATTGGCCCATTTGTAATGACCACTCTTCCATACTTTTAGGTTAGTAGATTCAATTCTCTTGAGTCTATTCCATATTTCTTCCCATTCATTTCTGGTTAGACTCATGTTATTCCTCTTCCTTATTAGATGGGTCCCACTTAGGACCAACCTTGAAGTTAGTGCGTAGAATTTCGACACGCATGTTCCTATCCGCCTCACATACTTCCTTGAAGGCGCACGGTCCATACATTGTGTCACAGTGAGTGTAGTCGGGAGGCCAGTATCCAGACTCCGCATACTGAACGTATTTGTATGCATAGTATGGAAGTATTTCCGACTGCCATTCGAGTAAACGGTCAGCGGAGAATGAAACTGGTTCGCGTGTAAGACGCTCAGCAATCTTTAGACTGGTCTGTAAACCAATCTTATTGACAATCACATTGCGTGACTTCAATAGAAGACACTGACCACTGAACTGATTACTCAGTGTAGTCTTGTCTCGACGCTGCTTGAACGTTTTATGGTCCAGAGAACAGATACCGATTTGATTAGTGTCAATAATCAAATCGAACTTCGCTTTCCACAAGACACGAATTTCATCGTCCTCATACAGCACTTCACCTTTTACTTGCTCTGCTGCAAGAGGAACCCATGAATCGTTCTTGTAGAAATTGAAGTATTCATCACAAGTCTGCATGGCCCAACGCCATCCAACCTTATGACGCCCATCATTATCTTCTGGAGTATTCTGCATACCGGGATATTCACCCGGCTCGTGTTTACAAGCAGGCTTCGCCTCATTGATATCGGCACAGTGAGGACAGCCAGTAATGAATAACTGACCTGCAATCATCGCATTACCGATTGCGGTATTGCGTGGAAAGCCAGCTATCAAATGCTTGTAGTAAACTTCAAGAACCTTATGAATGAGAGTGCCAACCTCTAGTGAGTTTGACTTTCCCTTCATAGATATGAAGTTGTGATTGTAACGTAAATCATGGTAGCGACCACAGCTCATTAACGAACTGAGCAGAGTCGCATCCATGATAACGTTTTTCTTTGGTGGCAGAATGATGTCAGTCATTGTCGATTCTCACTTCATTCTTGCCCAAGGTTATACGCCACCCATTGATGACAAGAGATGTTTCTTTCCGTTCCTTCTTCGTGCTCTTGTAAGGACCGCGTTTCTTAGCAGCCTTTACTATCTGTTTTGCTACACGCTGGAGAGGTGAACGCTTTTCAGCCCACACCTTCTTTTGTGCAACAGACATTTTAGCCTTGCCTTCTTCAGTCTGAGTCCAGTGCAGTTTTTTGCTCATTTCTCTTCCTCATTTCCGCCTCGATATGAGGCATCATCCATTCCTGCTCGCGTGTGAGAACATTGTCATTCTTCAATTGCTGAAGCAATCTTAATACTAACGATAGTTTGTTAGTATCAATATGTTCCATGTTGGCGACATACCTACGAGCTTCAGCCATTGAAATCATACGTCCTGCTTTCTCTTACGAGAACGAGTTATCGCGTTGTGCTTGAAAGATGAGAACTTGACGTTGTTATCCTTGTATTGCCACCATTCCTCAACGTCGTATTCAGCTTCTTCCAGTATGCACAGAGCTACGAACAAACACGACTCACCTATTCCCTTGACTCGTGCAAGAGAGAACGGGTCCATGTTATTTAGTTGAGCAGGCGTAGAGATACCCAAACGACGTAAGATTTTGCTGAGCTTGGCTGCCGCTATGAAGTTAGCACAGCCGAGGCGCTCAACCATCTCACGCCTTGTGTATACGAGTTTACCTGAATCAACTATCAGTTCGTCTAACTTGTCCGCGAAGCCCTTCCCGATTATGTTCTCGACTTTCGTTCGAGCAATCATAGTTACCGTCCTTTATTACGTGGAGAGGAATATATCGGTGGGGAGAATAGAGTGTATCTCCCCACTTCACATATTCAGTTATCCAAAGACTAGGAGTGCGTGAGTCTAACTGCATCGCATCTCCCAGTATCGTAGAGCGTGTAAACGATTGTCTGAATGGGAATCTCTTTCATCCCATTCGAGTGAATAGTTCCCCACTTGATAGCATAGCGTGTTTCATGCTTGAAACGCACAGCTTCAAATGAGGCCCAGTTTCGAGGACTTGCATTTAACTCGCGCCAATCTTCCAATACGAGTGCTGCAAGCTCTTGATTAGTGATGCCCGGCTTCATAGTTTTATCACAGTTAAGCATCTTCTTCATCCTTGAAAGTTTCGGCCCACTCTTCTGGAGTAATGCCGGTCATTAGAAATTCGCGTTCATCAGGAGTAAGGAATCTGAATGCATCCTGAATGAACCTACCATTCATCCAGTAATACCATCCCTGATTCATGTCCTCGATGGACGCATTGACGATAAGAGTCTTGTTACTTCCTTTCGCTCCAATCAGGGTGACAGTAGATTTGTCTCTACCTGCTGGAGAAATTTGAAACGTGAGGCCAAGGGGATTGTATCTATTGAGAATCATTTAGATATCCCATCCCTTTTCACGCTTGTCCGCGCACGAATTGCAGTAAGCGTAATCACGCTTGATTTTAACTCTACGTCCACAGCCCTGACACTTCTTCCACACAGATTCACGCTGAGTCTGCTTGTAGAACTCGCGCATATCGGGGTCATCCATGTCATGCCATTCACCGTAGTTGTCATCATAGTAAGTAGCCATTATCGTTACTCCTATATGCCGTTACTGTTAACCTGCGACGGCCTCAGCGCAGTAACCAAACGACTCAAAGTTAAAGTAAAATTGTAAAGTTTGCTTAGCCCGGTGGTTGCGACATTTCAGCACCTCTACCTTAGTCATTGTGGCTGGTCAGGCCACAGTTAAAATTAGGAAGCCTTCTTGTGCTTCTGCTTGTAGCCTCGCACGATAGCTTCCGCAAGTTCCTTTGCCAACGAGTTTTCATTCCACGTAGGCAATTCACCCTTGTTCATGGTATTGTGGAATGCCACTCGCTTACGTTCCACGATACCATCCAACGTCGAGTCAATAGCTGTAAGCCCTTCCATGTGAGCATATGTAGCATTGACTGACGTAGCCTGCTGTCCGATACGAATGAATCTACCCTCTGCCTGTTCCTCGTTAGCAGGATTCCACTGACGTTCATGCATCACACAATCAGCGCATGTTTGAAGGTTCAATCCTTCACCTGCTGCCAGCGTGGATGCAACCATTAATGCACGAGGACTACGATTGAACAATTCCTGCGCGTTGAATCGTTCCTCGCCATTCATGGCTGAAGTAAGTTTGAGAACTGGCATATCATTCCCAAACTTTTCTTTTAGATTTTCATACAACATAGCACCAACGTCCTGATGCTGCACGAAAATCACGAGCTTGCGGTCGGTATCCTCTACAAACTCCTCAACAAATTCCTCAGTAGCAGGCATCTTAGCCAATCCAATGAGGTGACGCATCTTTGCCATAGCAGCAAGAATATGCATCCCTGCAATGTTCTCGGCCTGTTCCTGATACCATTTCACGAAAGCCTCTACAGCTTCATCATATACAGACTCCTGAGTGGGGTCCATACGAACGTAGAGCTTAGTGCGATTAACGAGTGGTAATTCACTCATTACTTCACTACGCTCACGACGAATACAAAGGTCTTTCACGAACTCACGGAACTTCTCAGGATTACGGATACCGCCTTCCATTAAGCGATTACCCTGCCAGTAGGTGTTAACCCACGTCTTTTTGAAGTGCTCACCAGAATAGAATTTCTGGGGGTCCATCATGTTGAACACTGGGAACAATTCACTACCACGATTCTTCCACGGTGTTCCTGACAGTGGGATTACTTTACGGCCCTTAACTACACGGCGAACTTGCTGCGTGCGCGTGGAATCAGGGTTCTTAATCTGCTGGCATTCATCGAGGACTACACACTTGATACCAATGGTATCGAACTTCGTAATATCAAAGCCCTGATGAATGTCCTTACCATTCTTTGATTTACGAACTTTCGGCACCAGCATATCGTAGCCGACGATGTAATGCTTCAGGCCGGGAATGAGAAAGTCATTACTCTTTTCAATAATCTGTGGAACGTGGTCATCACCCATCCACAGCACGATTGATTTAGCAAACTGGAACTTCAATCCAGACTTGACTACCCACAACGTAGGCCACAGTTCAGGATGATACTTGATTACACCTTCCGCTTGGATGGTTTTACCAAGTCCCATTTCATCGAATACAGCACCGCCCATATTAACGGCAAGTGCCATTTCAAGGAACTGCATACCTTCAATCTGGAACTGATATGGACGAGCACGCCCACACAATTTGCAGAGATTCTTATTCCAGTCGTGGTTACAGTTAATGTCTCCACCCATCTGGAACAAGTGGAATGGAGTGCCCTTTGGAATCTTTTTGATGATGGTATGGCCGCACTCAAGAGTAATTACCTTGAGATTAGGCCGCGTATCATCATTGTTCTCAATGAGCGTTTCCTTAGCGGTTTTCGCTACTTTGCCACAGTATTCGCAACGGTCCTGCAACCGAGTAATGTTATACTTTGGTCGGCGGACAGTTTCCTCTACTTTGACAATCTTAGTTACAACTTCTTCCTCGAATGTAACTTCGACTGTAGCACCGCTACGAATAGCGTCAATTACTCGTGGGTCCAATGCCATCGAGCATGTAGGAGATGTATTCAGGCAACCTAATTCCATTGCCTTATCACCCCATACTTTATCGTGCCCGTGGCCGGGAGTAAGCGCGTGCGCTACTTCATGTAGGATTGTATCCTTTACCTCAGCGGTCGGATGCGTGTCAATATGATGCGCGTTAAGAATAATCACCTTATCCTTATACGAGCACATACCAACATACGACTGATTAATGTCGGGGTTAATACGAACACCCCAATCATTTAAGCCGTGCTTGTTTAATTCATCACGGCAATACTGCGCCGCCTCTTGTCTTGTCATGATGAATTACTCCGTGTATTTGCCGAGTTTTACGGCTAAGTCTTTTGCAGCGTTTTCCACCGTCCAGTTCTTAGCTGTAACCAACATCTGAACCGCAGTAGCGTGGGAACCATCAAGATTAAACTTCTTGATAGCTGCATTCAGTTCCTCGCGGGAGAACTTTTTCTTACTAGTTCTCGGTGATGCTGGCTTTACAGTCTTAGGAGGCGCTGGCTGATAGTTTACATCAAACTGCTTGAACTTCTCACGAAGCTCCCCGCGAAGTGTAGACGCAGCTTGCTGAACTTGCGTCTGCCACATACGCATTTTGTTTTCGTTTTCCAGCAATTCCTGACGCTGGTCGAAAACAGTCTTTTGAAACTTCAGGAAACGTTCGAGGCAGGCATTAGCGTATACGTATTGCTTTTGGTCGGCTGGAATGTTCTCGTCATTCTCAATAGCCGCTTTAAGCTCTACAGACGCTACAGTAGCAGCATTGAATAAATCCGTCTTTACTACAACGGATTCATCAATCTTAGCAGCCGCGTGGAGCGTAGCATTAACACGAGCCTGCACGTTCTCAGGCTTCATGTTTTCAGTAGTGAGTTTACGCTCTTTTTCGATGCATTCATCGCACATCCAGATATTGCCGTATGTGCATGTAGTCTTAAGATTGGTGTTAGCGCACACTTCACAATCTTGTATTTTAGTCTGATTGACAGCCATGTTATCGCGCTACCTTTCTGCTAACAGTAGCACGATGCACCTGATTGTCACTGTGACGATTGCAGGCGCCTACACGCAGGGAGGGGTCCACAGCAACCGTATTATCAATCAATACGGGATACTTGCGAACGCGCTTCACTTTCTTACAGACTGTGCAGTAGAATCTTTTCATGATGTTTTCCGTCCTTTCGGATGCGGTTGTTGGCTACTTCGTTTCGAGCTTGCTGTGAATGTCGCGGATATTCTTTCCAACGCGAACACGCAGCGTAAATGGTTTATTGGAGCGCACGACATTAGGTCCATCGCTATACTGCGATAGAACGTTGCCCTGCTCTACAATGTCGTATTGCTTGTAAATGCTGCCAGTGGGGGAAGTGCAGCCTTTAGGTAGGCGGATTACATGCGGTGGTCTTACATGCCGTTTACTCACTTTTCACGTCCTTTCGGATTACGTGTAACCGATTGTATGTAACCGCAGGGGCAGCCGGGCGGCACCCTGATACAGTGCAAAATCCGTTCCCGGTCTGAAGTCGCCTAAGTCCTTTGTTTACAACAAGTTACAATTCTGTAAGTGTCGGAAATCGCTACACCGGGAGACAAAGTTACACTGTCAGGCTGACATTACAGAATTGTAATATCTTGTAATCGCTTCTTGTATACAACTAATGGCTGAGCATATGTGGCTATATCAAGTTGTCTTTGATTATCCTCCATAGCTTTATCCATCATCTTACGAATTAATGTAATCATGTCTTTACTGATTACAGCTCCGCCCGGAGGATGAACCCATGATGATACGAACTGTGGAGTAGTCGAGCGCGTAATGCCCATCCACGTCCCTACAGTAGCATCATTTAGTCCCCAATCTATTCCATATAGCTTGTCTATTGCTTGCTTAGGTCTGTATGGAATGAGTGGAGCTAGAGGGACAGCCAATAGAGCGCGCATGAAGGTGCGTCTATCCATTCTTTATCTCCAAAGGTATGCGAATATCACCTGTGCCAACTACTATAGATTGCTTAGATAGAGCACGATAGAACATATCGTCACGCTCGAATAGCTGGCGTATCTTAGGCGTAAGACGTTCTATTTCGAGCGCGATAATCTGTGATTCAGTTAATCTGTGTATAGATCTGGATGGCAGGAATATAGTCTTCTGCCCCGGTATCCACAGTAACTTATCGAGGTCTAATGTGTGAGCTACACCTGAAGCCAGTATAGCGCGTATGAAGGCACGGCGATTCACTTTATCCCCTTTTCTTTTAGGAATGCATCCAATACATCAATGTCTACTCCAAGTGTGCATTGTTCACACTCAGGCATATCCATCTGCATTGATTCTTCAGTCATAGTGAATTGTTCACCGCACTTCCAGCATATTGAACGTTTCCCTACAATGACATGCGCTAATCCCTGATGCACAAACCATTTACATCCGTCTAACGCGCATCGCCAAGTGCTAACGTGCTTACCAGAAACGCGCATGAACTGATGCGTATGTTTTACCATTGTGTTCTCCTACATAATGTGATTACATGTAATGTCCTATTTAGAGGACAGGTGTGTCTGTGTGTCCATCATATCATACCCTCCGGGGGGTTGTCAAGGGCAGGGGTTCAGGATTACATTTAATAATTATAAAAAAAAAAAAAAATAAAAAAAACTAAAACCTCTTCTCGACGGCTTGGTAGTGTGCCCTAGTGCCCCTATAGAGGTAACACACACACACACACATCCACTTTTGAGGACATTACATGTATTTTATACGAATGGCGCACAGCTTATGCGGGGTTCGCACGGTTACGTGCGAGCTGTATGTAGGAGGGAATGTAAAAGGAGGGGAGGTTTGCTGTCCCTCCCCTTACGTGTTACTGGAGTGTAGATTCCGCGAGTGCGATTGCTTC